TTTTATCGTTACAACGAACAATTAAAAGCAGAGTTTGGTTTTGATTTATATTGTTGTGAAGAGTGTAAATGTACTAGCCACAATGGTCGTCCGATCATGATGGAACTAGAGCATGTAAATCGTATCACGAATGATTCTCGTATAGAAAATTTAAGATCACTCTGTCCCAATTGTCATACACAAACAGACGGTTATAAGAATCGTATGTTGACAATAGAAGATTATTGGGGTAGAGTATGGGGAAAAGTTTGGAAAGGTGAATAATGAAAAAATTTGGTGTTTATGAAGTGGTTGACCAAAACCACGATGTAGTGTATATTGGTAGTACGTCTTTAAAGTTACAATGGTTAGAGAATAACCATCGCAATTGGCAAGAGAAGAATTATAGCGGAACTGATTTCCGTCTAGCTCTTGTTGAAAAAGGTGAAGAGTGGACATTCCGTTGGGCAGAAGAGCCTCGGGATATTAGTCGTGAACATGTAGAAATAATTGAAGGAGCTTTGATTCGATATGCGAGACCACGCTATAATAGATCCCAATACCCTTACGAACGATCAATCCATGAGGGTAGATATGCAAAAGCTGTCTAATGAGATATGGGTTACATGGCAGAAGGAGGGGATACACAAGTATCCCGCAGCCTTAGATGATCCTAAACTTGCTACTGGCGATTGGGATGACGTATCTTATTTGGGTTATCCTCATAGGCATATGTTCCATTTTAGAGTTGGTATTCAGGTATTTCACGAAGATCGTGATATTGAGTTTATCCAGTTTAGCCGTTGGTGTCAGCGTCTATACGATAACGGTGTACTTGAACTCGATTACCATTCTTGCGAAATGATCTCTGATGAGCTAGCTGGTAAGATTAACGATAGATACCCAGGTCGAGAGATAACCATTGAGGTGTCAGAGGACGGGGAGAATGGGTCTTACGCGCGTTATAAATAATTATAAATAAACGTAACGATCATACATATGGATGGGTAATATGCAATCTTTCACTAGCTTTACAGAAGCAACAGCTGACATCGATGCAGCAAAGAAACGTCTAAAGAAGATGAAAAAAGGTTCTTCTGTTAGCTTTACTCACAGTAAAACTGGTGAGAAGGTAACAGGTTCTTATCAGGGGTTGAAAAATATGGGCGGTAGATCTTATGCTCATGTGGAACATCCCAAAGGTGTCAAACACCCCAACATGATTCCTGTGCATCACATCCACTAGTTGACTAATCGACTGAATTGAACTATAATAAGGCTGAGTAACATCAGCCTTTTTTTACTATGGAGACATTATGACTGACTTTGCACACATTACGCCCACAGCGTATCTTGACCTATTTGCATCAGGTCGCCCCTTTCATCTAACATTAGCACATCTCATCGAAGAGGATGAACAGTATGCCAACTGGTATGCTGATAGAGATCTATCGCGTTCCCTGATGCCTTATGTTAATGTTATGGACAATAGTGCATTTGAGATGTACAAACAAGGTCGGCCAATGTATGAGACTGACAAGCTGATCCCCATGGCCGAGAAGGTAGGAGCTGACTATGTTGTTATGTCAGACTATCCTGGTGAACCTTCAGTAGTGACACAGCGTAAGGCGGCAGAGATGGCTCCAGAGCTTCGGGAAGCTGGTTTCGGTACTTTCTTCGTACCTCAGAGTCCTGAGCATGAACTGGAAGAACTTATAGATTGTTTCAATTGGGCTGCACATTCCAATCATGTGGATTATATTGGTGTGTCTATTCTAGCTGTTCCTCTTGCGTACGGTGTTGAGAAAGACAATAAGCTACAGAGATTCTTATCTCGTTGGAAGTTTATGCATGAGCTAGACCGCCGTGGAATTCTCGATACTATTGCAGCCAATGATAAAAAACTACACTTCTTAGGAATGGTAGATGGACCTAATGAGATTGAGTTAGTAGAACAATGGTTGCCATATATAACGTCGTGGGATAGCTCGGCTGCTGTCTGGGCAGGGTTATGCGATATTCCATTCGATACTTCTCCAACTGGTCTTGTAGAAGGTAAGAACGAGATAGAGGTTGACTTTTCTCATACTGGGGCAGATAATGCACGTATGGGAATAGCCGCTACTAATATGCGCTACATTGATAAGTTGTTGGAGGAAAGAGACTATGGTTGAGTATAAACGCAATGAGGATAAAATCCTAGAAGGTATTAAGGCATATATCGATGCGACTTACTCACAACATTATGCTGGTAAAAGCAATCGGGATGTTGTAGATGACTGGGAAGACTGTGGTATTGCTAAAGAAGCATTCCAATCCAATATTATTAAGTATGCGAAACGGTTCGGTAAGAAAGATGGAAATAATCCTAAAGACATAATGAAGATTATCCATTACTCTATTTTCTTGCTCAATGAGTTAGAACGTGATGGGTGACAAATGAGGGTAGGTATTAACGGCTGGGGTCGTATTGGTAGATGTATTGCCAGACAGATAATGGACTTGGAGCCCGCTGGTCTCGATCTAGTTAAGATCAATAGCACAGGAGATGAATTCACAAATACCTGGTTGCTAGATCACGATAGTGTTCATGGTAGATGGACTGGTGAGATAAAAGATGGTATTGAGTGGACTGCTGAGCGAGACATAGATCAATTAGATTGGTCTGGTGTTGATATTGTCTTAGAGTGCACGGGAGTCTACAATAGCCGTAAGTTCTGCCAGACTCACATTGACAATGGCGCAAAGATGGTATTGATTAGCGCTCCCATGAAGACAGCTGATCGTACTGTTGTATATGGTGTTAACGACTATGACCTCACATCCGATGATAATATAGTTAGCGCAGCGAGTTGTACCACCAACTGTCTTGCACCAATTGTTAAAGTTCTGAATCAAGCGTTTGGAATTAACTCAGCACAGATGACAACGATTCACAGCTACACTGGAGATCAGCCTACTATTGATCGTAGGCATAAGGATCTATACAGAGCAAGAGCTGCTATGATGAGTATGATCCCGACAAGCACAGGCGCAGCAAAAGCGATTGGATACATCCTACCAGAACTAGAAGGTAAGATAACGGGTAGTGCTGTGAGAGTGCCAACTCCCAACGTCAGTGCAATTGACCTATCGTTCACGTTTAATAAACCGTGTACTGTTGACGCTATTAATGAATATGTGTATGATGCTAGCAATCACGGCATGGCTGGTATTATAGAATATGATGATGGACCTAAGGTTAGTATTGATTTCAATACTACTGACAGTCCATGTATCTTTGCACCTCAGCATACAAGAGTTGTGGGAAACCTTGCTCGTGTGTTCTGTTGGTATGATAATGAATGGGCCTATGCAAGTCAGATGGTCGAAACAGCTAAAGTTATGGGGGGACTAAGACCATGAGTATGGTTCATATTATGGGCAAGAATACAACAAGCTCACTTACTAATGTACAACAAAAAGATATACAACCTAATGCAGTAGATCTACGTATTGGTAAAGTATTCCAGATCAATGACGATAATGACTTTGTTATTGATGAGGATCAGAAGATCCACAAAGGCTCAGAACCTGTACCTCTATTTGAGGATGGTTATTGGTATTTGTACCAAGGTGCTTATGAGATCATCATGGAGAATGAGATCGAGGTAGGTCACGACGAATGTGGCTTTGTAATTACCCGTAGTACTTTAAACCGAAATGGTGTATTCTTAACTAGTGGGTTATACGACTCAGGTTACAAAGGTGTCATGGCTGGTGTTATTCATATCCGAGCTGGACGTATGAAGATTAAGCCTGGTACTCGTGTAGGTCAATTCTTATGCTTTAAGTCAGAAACGATGGGATCTTATGATGGCGACTATGGAACTGGAAAAGAACACGACAAGCGATATACCGATTGAGTTAGAGTGTTGGATGCTTAAGCACGGCATCCTACCTCAAGAACACAGGAAGGCTAAGCCAGACATTGTGTGGCCAGCCAAACCTGATAATAGAATGGAGAGTAAGGGTTGGAAGCCATCCCACGATGGGGATGAGCCTCCTTTTTAGTTTACTTGTTGTTCCAGATAGCCCATAGGACCCACACGGCTAACAAGCCCATGATTCCTTGAGAACCCAATCCGGCCAACATAGCAGATACGTTATCTACAACGCTTAAACCTGATGGCATGAACGG